TGATTGCGAAAGGGGCTAATTTATCACCAACTGTTTTCATAATATCTCCTTGTGTGTGTTTGAAAACTTCAATAACTCTGTATTGTATGTGTATATTATATATCCTATTAAAATGCAAAATCAATAGATTTTTTCTAAATATTTTTTAATAATGATCATAGGAAAAATCAATAACGAAAAGAAAGCGGCCCAAAGGCCGCTTTACTATTTTGGTTGACAAGGCATAGTTGCCCCGGAGTGGCAGTTTCTTAGGCTGCTAGAGCGAATCTACCTTCATTAGCTGCACCAACGGTGTTGCCTGTGAAGTTCAATGCGCCAAACTCAAATGTATCTGCGTTTGCATTTACGTTTTTTGCTTCTTCGACCGGGTTACCCCAATCCTACGGGTTTCACATTCCCGAGCTGTCCACTCTGTTACTCTTTGCCCTGTCGAAACCATGACTGGCCCATCATAAAGATTTTATCCACTCATTAAAACCTTTATGGTGGACCAGGCGGGAGTCGAACCCGCGTCCAGAACACTTTTCTCTTTGCTTCATACAGCAATAACTTTTATTTAATCCAACCTATCTTTTCGCCAGCATCTTTGCGACGATCATGTTCTTCTGGAGTATTTGGATATCTCCAAGCCCAGATTGCTACCAAAGCCATAAACACCGCAGTAGAAATGATACCGATAGGTTTGACACCACCTGTAAACATTAGTATAAGGCTTAATGACATCATTGTCAACATCAAATAACGTAGCTTTTGTGGAAATACTCGTTTTTCACTCCAGTTAGTTAGAAACGGACCGAAAATCTTATGATTGTAGATCCAGCGATGCATACGCTCGCTGCCCTTAGAAAAACAGTAAGCTGAAAATACAATAAATGGGCTGTACGGAATTCCGGGTGTGATCAATCCGATATAAGCAAGCCCTAAGCTAATAAATCCTAAAACATTCCAAAATAATTTTTTCATTAGTCCCCCACTATAACATCTGCTGATCCTGTAGCCTGTTCTCCACAACTAGATGCTTTGTCCCCGGCATTTACCACTAGCTTATTCGCTACAAAAACATTATTATTAGCAGCAATAATAGTTTGTCGGCCATGCGGTGAACGTCCGTGACTAGCAACTGTGTCACCGTCTATAATCACAGCCTGATTATTTGCAAATACAGTAGTCTGACTGGGGACTAAATCTCCTCCAGCTTTGTCGTTATCTCTGCTGATGCCCGGCATTCAGTTATCTCATCGCTATACCAGTAGTCCCTGACAGATATTGATCTGAGAATTCCTTGTCAGATGCTTCTATCACGACCACGGTTGATTTATTCATTTTAATTTCTTTATCGGGGCTAACAGTAAAAAGATAAGGCACCATCCCTATGCCCTTAGGACTCATACTGAGAACTAACGGCTTAGATAGCTTATAATGCATCGGACCTTCATCTACTAGCTTTGCTACTAATTCTTCTCCGCTAGTAAGTTTTAGAGTAACGACTTCACCTATTGCTACGCCTTTGTCTATTAACATTCTATTTTCCTATTTTAATACCCGGTACCGTTAAATCCGGTTTCGTCGATATATTTTCTTAATTCTGTGAATCCGCCAATTACATTGCCATTGATAATAATTTGCGGTACTGTTCGAGCTGTAGGCACTTCTTCGAGCAATTCTTCTTTGGTGTATCCGTCGCCAATTTTCTTTTCTACAAATCGTATGTTACGTTGTCCCAATAATGCTTTGGCTTGATCACAGTGGGTACAGTTATATTTGCTCCAAACTACTACTTCCATTTTTATTTCCTTTCAACTTGAGTAAATCACGGAACCCTTGTTATCAGTCACTCTGACTAACAAGGCTCCCATATTCTTTCTATTTAATGCCGCCTGTATAGCAGCAGCTTCAGTTCCATAAGAACCAATAGTAGTCCAAGACTCATAAGGACTTTTATTTTTAAACTGTGCTTTGTACATAATTATAGTTCCGGCAAAGACTCGTAGTCTATAGCATCTCCCATAACACCTATAATGTAATTAGTCGATTCGTTCTCTTGTAACGCAGTTTGTTTCTTTGAAGTATCGCTGTGTTTATTGAACCAAGGAATTGGATTGGTTTTAGGTGCAGGGTAAGAATATTTTATACCAATTTCTTTCAGTGCATTGGCCGCAGTAAAATCTACGAAATCTTTCAAAATGTTTGCATTTAAGCCAATGACAGGGCCTTTCTTGAATAGATAATCAGCCCATTCTTTTTCTTCTCGAATCACACCTAAATACATCTGATAAACTTCTTGTTCGCATTCTTGTTTGGCTTTGACAAATCTAGGATCTTCTTTAACTACTTGATTAATCAAGTAGGCTGTCCATCCTTTGTGTAGTAATTCATCTTGTAGGATCAAGCTGATGATGTTGCCATTGCCGATAAAGATCTTATTCTCTACCATTGCTAACGATGTAGCGAACGATACCATAAAGCGGAATGCTTCTAAGGCATAACTGGCATTCAGTGCTAGCCAGATTGCTTTGATGTGTTCGAATTCATCAAATTTTTCTCCTAGCTCTTTACGACAGTTGATCATATGCAATCGATCATAGTAATAGCCTACACTACTTGCCATCTCAACGATTTCTTTAGTGTCGTGGATTGTGTTGAACACTTCCTTAGGCACGTTATAGATGTTACGGATGATGTGACTGTAACTGCGACTGTGAATGTTGGTTTCGAAGAATGTCCAGTTGTAGACTAATGCTTCTAATTCTGGCAGGCCCACGACTGGTGTAAAGATCTGACTTGGTCCACGCCCTTGCAGACTGTCAAGAGCAGTTTGACGTAGTAGGTTACTAGTGAATATGTGTTTGACTGCATCGCTGGCTTCTTTAAAGTCATTGGCATCTTTACTCAGGCTGATTTCTTCAGGTACCCAAAAGAAACCTCTGGCAGTTTTTTCAAAGTCTGCGATCTTGTTATACTTAACTTCTTCAAATCGTTGAATAGTAACTGGACCAGCTGGGTCCAGGAACATCTTACGATTTGAGTAATCGGTTTTGGTTGATAGGTTATATTGTTGTTTGCTCATAATTATAATTTACACGCTTCGCAATCTTCCATTTCTTCTTCTGGGTGAAATCCGTTCATTTGAATTAATTCTTCGGCAGGTTCATTAGATGTTTTGCTTCCTGCCTTGTTGATCAAACTATAGTAAAAAGTTTTGATACCCCACTTATGTGCCTGCATAAGATTTTTAACAATTAATGTAGTAGAAACCTTACGATCTGGAAAATGTGCAGGGTTGTAGAAAGTGTTTGTTGAAATACTTTGATCAACATATGCAGCTAAGACAGCAGCAGTCTTTAAATATCCTGCACAGTCAGTTTGTTCCCACATAAGTTGATATTTGTTTTTTAATCGATTATATTCTGGAACTACCTGTGTAAAACTTCCGGCCTTGCTTTCTTTAGTTGATATAAGACTCATAGGCATTTCAATGCCATTTGTAGAATTAATAACAACACTACTAGACTCAACTGGAGCAATAGCCATAAGAGTAGCATTTCGTACACCATATTGCTTCATCTCCTCACGTAAATGTTCCCAATCGAGTTCAGGAGTAAAGTCAGCAAGTTCATTAACACCGTTGGCTCGAAGTTCCCAAGGAAAGATTCCTTGTCCGTAACGAGTTTTGGCACTGTCTACGCAAGCCCCTCGTTCTTTTGCCAGCTCTACTGTGGCTTCGGTTAGATAAAATGCCTGGTGTTCCATCCAAGATTTTACTTCGGCTAGAGCATCAGCTTCTCCATATTTCAGACCACGTTTGGCGTGCCAGTAGGCTAGATTGGTCACTCCTATGCCTAGTGGCTGTATCTCATCGTTACTGAGTTTGCTCTGTATCGATAAGAAGTCTTGATAATCAAGGATGTTACACAAGCTACGCTGTAGAATCCTTGCGGCCCTACGCATATCTTCTGGGTTCCGGAACGCACCCCAGTTGAGAGATCCCAGTGTACATAACGCTATGCGACCATCAGCATCGTCAAGTCTTTTAAAGGGACGTGTGGGTAATAGAATCTCACAGCACAAGTTACTCTGATATATCGCGTGATATTCAGGATTAAAAGGTCCTTGATCGATAACATTATCGATAAAGACCAAATAGATACGACCAGTGTCTGTGCGCTCCTTCAGTATACCACCCTTGAAAACTTCTTCGGCTGAGATAGATTTTTTTCTCAGTCCTGATTGTTTCTCATATTTTACATACAGTTCTTCGAATAGTTTAGTGTCTTTGTAAAATGCTTCGTAAAGATCAGGCACTTCGTTAGGATCAAAGAAAGTAATATTTTCTTTGTTTTTAAACCTACGCCAAAAGAAAGCTGATAAGACCACTCCGTAGTCCATGTGTCTAACACGAGTTTCTTCAGTTCCTTGATTGTTCTTAAGAACAATAAGGTCGTCAAACTGATGATGCCAAATAGGATAAAACACTGTAGCACTAGCATTTCTAATGCCGCCTTGTGAGCAAGAACGTAAGTCACCGAACCACTTCTTTAAAAAAGGAATCATACCAGTGTGCATGATTTCACCACCACGTATAGGACTGCCCAATGGGCGTAGTCGGCCAATCTCTAAACCAATGCCTGCACGTTTGCTGGCATACTTGGCCATCATCTCTCCAGAAGCAAATATGCTATCCAGATCGTCGTCACTGCGGATAAGCACACAACTAGAAAACTGTTTAGTAGGAGTGCCGAGCCCAGCCAACACAGGAGTAGCAAGAGTAAACAAACCATCTGAAGCACAGTTGTAGTACTCTTTGATGTAACGCATACGGGCTGCATTAGGTTCTTCTTTATGGAACACAGTCGCGGCAGCAACCATATAACGAACTTGTGGTGTCTCATAAATTTCCTTTGTCGCACGGTTGCGTACCAAATATTTTTCAATCAACTGCTCAATGCTGGCATAACCATATTCTTCATCTTTAGAATGATCCAACATATCATTCATCTTATTCCAATCATCTTCGGTGTACCATTCAAGAAGTTCCGGAGTATAAAGACCAACTTCAACATTCTTCTTTACGATGTCGTAGAGGCGAGGAACTTCGTAACTACCATATACATCTTTGCGTAACATCGAAAGACGTTGCTTGCCTGCGACATATTGATAATTTGTATGTCCTACATCGGGATTGTTTTCAACATCAATAAGATCTACAATAGCTCTAAGAGTTATGCCATCGATTTCTCTCGTGGTGATGCCGTCATAAAAATGTGGTTGTGCTTTTATTTCAATCATTGACTGGCTGACGTCTGCTATTCCGCTACAAACTTTCGCTACCTGCGCCTGCCATTTTTCAATTGTTAAAGATTCTTTCTTTCCATCTCTTTTAATTACTGTAATCGACATTTATTATTTCCTGTTTGCTATTTATGGTAGGGTTTTGACTGACAGCAATATGCTGGTTTTGATTTCGGAAAGACAGTCTACACTTTGGATCTCTCCGTATTCATAATTTAAGACTTTGTCGTCTATAACTAGAAAGTATCTGTGTTCGCTGTCTTTCGATAACATAGACATATGTATCTCGCAAACCGAATCCATAAACCGCTGTGTTAACTTCAAAGTATACAGCATTCCAAGACAGATAGCAAGATTATCTAGTTTTTCATCGAGAACTAGATGCCAAGGATCGGGCCAAGATTTTGGGGTTTGGGGATTCAGATACGGACTAACAAAGGGAGCTTTATTCCAAAAGTCTACCACGGCCTGTAAAGGATCGTCTAAGACTTCTAGCGTATTTCTAAACTCTTTCCATTTTGTTAATCTGTCTATGCCGTGTGCATCAAACACCGTAATTCACAAACAAAGTGATGTTGCCATCAGCACCAGTGGCGATTGGATTCTTATAAGTTAAAATAATAGTCTCTTTCGCGCTGTCGCCTCTATTAGTTTTGAGTTCAGCTCCGAATTCAAAATTTGTCATCATGGCACCTCCCGGGTCTGTGATTAAAGATGAAGAATATTGATAACTGTCCGTGATAGCCACAGCATCCTGTGATTCATCTACGGTCAAATATAATGTTCCGTGTCTGTTGTATTGTTCGTTAAGTGTAACTGTGTAATCGATCACGTGATATCGATTTAGGGCAGATAGAGCCAATAAAGGTCTAAATGTGTCGCTTCTATAAACGATAGAAGCTATGGAATTAGAAAATTTAACTAGGTTAGCGTTTTGAACTTCACTATATGCTGCTCTCGTATCTAGTGCTGTTAGATTGTATTGCTGAAGTCTATCTGTTCTACAATCGATTACGATATTGTCAGCACTTTGTCCAAATATAATAAATGAATCGGTTGGGGTAGCATCATTACCTATCCCGTTACCACAGTCAACGAAATGACAATTTCTAATTACTGTACCGGTTCCGTGAGCGATATATAGGGCTTGATTAGCAACTTCTTGAAATTTGGAATTTTTTACAGTCCAACTATTTTTTTGATTTTCTACACCAGTTAACAATATCGAAGTTGCATTTTCTAAAAACGAACATCCGTCTAGGGTTATCGAAGTTTCAAAAATATCTTCTTGACGGCATCGTATAGCGACTTTAGTTGATTCAAACTTGCAATTGTTGAATGCGATATTATCAACTTTAGTTCCGGCTAGATCGTTTTCCCAATAAACGCTGGCATTAGAATTTTCTAATTCTGAATTTGTAAATGTAGCAGCAGTAAGTTCAAAGTCTGATAAAAATTTAACGCTGTCAAAGGTGCTGTCTTTTAACCCTGTGATAACGAGTTGACCTGAATCGTGTCTGATTGTTAAGTTTGATATTTCTATATTCAGTGGTCTGTCGGTGTCTTGAAACTGCGCTACTTCTGTGCCGTCTTCGGAAATTAATAGTATATTGAAATCTCCGATATTCAACGATACTCCTTCTATACTTTCGCCTTTGATTCTGGCATTTGAAGGAATTCTAAGATTGTCACTGAACAGATAACTGCCGTTAGGTATGAAAAGAGTTTTTTTAAATTTAGGATCTGCATTTCTAAACAGTTGATTAAATGCATTTTCAAAAAACGTTGTAGAATCTGTAGATCCATCAGGAACCGCACCGAAGTCAAAAATGCTGACATATTCGTCCAATTTAGTCTGGAGACCTCTAGGGACGCTTAGACTGATCGAGGGGTCGTTGAATGCGAACCTATAGCTATTAGCTAGCTCTAATATATTATCGTGTTCGGTAAGTATCTTGGTGTTACCTACGTAAGGTGCACCGTCGGCTACTGATCCGTTACCGATATAAAGTTCTTGTGTATCTATGGCCCACGCTATTTCTGCTGCACTTAGCTGGGGAATGCCTGCGTTATTGTTTTTTAATCCGCGGCGATGTTGTATTTTTGATATCTGAATAACGGCCATTTGAATATACCCTTGTTAGGGTATTTATCTGCCTAAGGCGTAATACTCTTCCACCTTCGCTAGCCAAAGATCTTCGTACTTGCTGTAATCGCTGGGCTGTAGATCAAACTGCTGATATTCACAATTTCTAGAACACATAAAAACAATGCCTCTACGTATGTCCGTTCCGTAGACTTCGTTGTGAGCCATAATGTAAGCAGTTAATTGAATTTTATAATCTTCAACCCATTCTTCTTTTTTAGGCTTGTTGGTCTGTTTGTAATCCATCACTGCTGGTTCGCCGTTGTAGACACCTACCAAGTCAGTTGTACCTGAGAATAGCCCTGGAAAGTATAAACTCTGTTCCATCGCCCAAACTTCATTTACCTTGCTAAGTCCTTGTTCTATGATAACGTTGGCCATTTTATTAGCCTGTACGTGTACAGGATTGTTACCAGGTTGTCTTTGCAGTCCTGCTATGAATCTTTCAAGATTACTATGCATGGCAGTACCTACACCTGCAGCTTCTGTTGTTATCTGTTTTGCTTTTTCTTCCCCTACTCGTTTCTTCCATTCGTTCAATGCTGTCATATCTTTAGTAGCACTGAGTATGGTAGTCACCGAAGGAAGACTTTCGCCGTCCGGAGTAAGGTAAACACGCTTACGAGTAACAGGGTCATTGACCTGTGTACAGTTTTTGTATTCAAATTTTTGAATAAATGGTGGAGGGGTATATTGATTGATCATTCTGTATATATTACAGAATTTTTTTTAGATTGTCAAGCCTGGATGCCAGCTTGACTTTGAGCTAGTTGTTGCGGGGCTGCAGAAGCTGCTATTTTGGCCACTGCCTGTTCGCTGTCTTGACCTGTGCCCTGTGTAGGTTCTTTTTCTGCGTTTGAATCTGGAGCTCCGGGGACATTGAGCTCGATACCATCTGCATTGAAATTCTTAACCATATTCTGTATCGCTGGACTAGAATCATACATAGATTTGAAAGTTTCATAATCTGCTGTCAATTCAAAACCGTTGGTTTGAAGAACTTTATTTAATCCGGCCCAATTTAATTTGGCAGGTGCTTTCTTACTGGCAGCTCTGCCGATGTAGTTACGAAGAACGATCATGAATCTGTCTTGATCGTTAGCTTCGCTGCCGGAAAATTCAAAAAATCTCATCCTAGTGATACCAGTTGTTTTTGCAGATCAGATAACTCTTGTTGTTTTGCTTTGATAGCATCTTGAACTTGCTTTTTCTGATCATCTCTTTCTTTTTTCTCTGCTGCTGCTTGAGCTGGATCCATTCCGCCGCCAGCAAGACCTGCCGCTGCCTGGCCTGCGGCCGAACCAACTGCTTTGCCTACAAGATTCGCACCAACTTTGGCTGCGCCACCTAGTGCTGCCTTACCTAACGACGCGGCGCCTTTGGCGATTGCAGGTGCTGCAATTCTTGCTGCGCCTGCTGCCAAGGCTGGCAATATTTCATCCAGCTTATTATCACTAGATTTTAATTCTGAGAGTTTCATTAGCCTGCTAAAACTTTTAATAATCGACTTTGATAGTTGATGCTTTCTCTTTGTTCTCTACCGGCTTCTTCAGCACCACCTGCGGCAGGTTCAGCTGCTGCAAAGGCATCTTCTTCTCCACCAGTGTTCATCATATCTGGTTCAGCTGCTGGGAACGCATCTTCTTCGCCTCCCATTTCAGCGCCTGGCTCACCGCCTAGCATTTCTGCACCTTGCTCTTCACCGGTCAGTGTGCGAACACCTGTTGCTAATGTTTCACGTGTGGTCTTTAGATTTTCTAAAGCCTGTTGAATAGCTGGTGCGACTGCTGAGATAAAGTTCTTTGCCTGCTCCGAACCCATCTCGTCACGTATCTGATCACCTAGCTGGAGGAGTGTGTCATTCTCCATACCAGAAAGTTCTTCAATCCAGCGGCCCACTCTGTCAACCATTGTCTTTGCGGTTACGATCGACTGGGCTTGTTGGATCTCACCTTCTGTTACTTTTGTCATTTCTTCTCCTTGGGATTCTGTAGTATTTTCTGATTCTAAAGTCATTTCGTCGCGGCTAGCGATTTCACTGTTAATGGCATCTAGAATCCATTGAGCCTGATGGAAAGCATCATTCTCTAAATTTTCGTTAAATCCGGACTCGGATCTAATTTGGCTGAGCTGTGTTCTTAGCTTGTTTCTTGCATCTTCTAATTTAATTAGATCGAAGTCAGAAAAATTAATTTTCCTACCGAAAGTTTTTTCGATAGATTCGTTGATCCTTGCTGACGATCTGTTAAATTTAAATAAATCAGTAGTTTTCATAATGATGAGTCCAGATTAATGTTGTATTTATTCAGATATTACACAAAGGGTTTCTGCTCTTTTCTTGGCTGCTAGCATCTTATCCCTGCTCTCACAGTACCTAGCCCATAAGACATCTGCTTTGTCGTAATTCTTGTTTTTCATAGATTTTTCGTATTGATTTCTTAGCAATTGGCTTTTGGCAAACCACTTGCCGTATTCTTGATCAGCTCTGTATATGGTCTCAGCTTTAATAGTAGATTGTTGTTTAGCTAATAAATTGGCTATCCTAACAGTAGTAATATTTAAGTGAAGATTTTTGTAGAGTAATTTTCCTTTATGATAAAGACTTTTACTGAATCCTTGACTTACAATCAATATTGTTCCTACCAGGATACCTTCTTCTGTTTTAACAGGAAGTATATCTCTATTGTTTTTAATCAGGGATTCTAGCTTGTTGCTAAGTCTAGTCATAAAAAAAGGACCTATGGTCCTTTATTTAACTGCCTGTTCTTATCAGGCAAATATTTTAATAATAGTTTCTAAATGTCCGGATACGAATCCTAATACCGCCAACCCTCCTAGTATCAGATACATCCATTTTTGTTTAAACTGCTGTAGTTCTGTAATTTTAGCATCTAATTCTGAGTGTGTGTTTTTTATCGATGATGCTAATTCGGCATGTTGTGTGCATGATGCATCATACATCTGATCAAGACGCTTATGTATACCGGTGCCTAAATGGTTGACTTCTACTTTTATTTCGTCAATCTTTTCGTCTAGATTAGTTACCTGTACTTCGACTACACTTACTCTTTCAGCCATTGATGGCATATTCTGATCTCCTGAATTAAGTCAAGTTCCTGGAAGGATATGTGCCTAATTTTGCCTATTGAATATGCCTGTATTCTTTATTTATTCTCAGATCAGATAAATCCAGGTGTTGATTTTATTGCTTTTAGTAGAAAATATTGGAGGATCTAAGTCCACAGAATTATCTAAGTTTGGTATGATAGGAACACCGTTTAAGTCGTCTACGAGCAAGCCAACTGGGTCATCCCCTTTGAGAAAAACGTCTTCTCTTTCAACTTCTATATTCCATACCCAATGAGTGGCTTTGCCTTCTAAGTTGTTAGGTAATCTTCCGGATAGCATCTCCGGGTCTCGGTCCCATTCTATATTTGATCTAATACCTATGGCCTGCACTAGACTATTAAAATTAGACTGCTGCCCAATTTTTTTAGATTCTTTGCAGGTCCTGTCCGGATCAGAACGTGTGATATCTACTAGAGTAATGATTTTATATCTGGCCATAATATGCTACTATTTATGGCCAATAAAAAAGGGCGGAA